AAGGGGTATGTCACAATCACGGTAGACTGGTGCCGGAGCCATGCGAGTGAATTTGATTGGTACTGGGCCGCAAGAAACTTATTAAATAAACCAGCGTGGGAAGCCTACTACGCGACCATAGCGTCAGCGTGGGTAGCCTACAAGGCGGCCATAGAGTCAGCGCGGGAAGCCTTCGAGGCGGCCATAGAGTCAGCGCGGGAAGCCTACAAAGCGGCCACAGCGCCAGCGTTGGAAGCCTACAAGGCGGCCACATCGCAAGCGTGGGAAGCCTTCGACGCGGCCAGAGCGCAAGCGTTGGAAGCCTACAAGGCGGCCACGGAGTCAGCGTGGGAAGCCTACAAAGCGGCCACAGCGCCAGCGTTGGAAGCCTTCGACGCGGCCACAGCGCCAGCGTGGGCACACGCTTATATCAACGACACGGAGGCAGATCATGAGTAACAGCCGTCGGTTATACGCAAGCACTGTAAAAGAGAAAGAGCCGTGCCAAGGGCAGTATCAACTATTTCTCAAATACTGCGGGGATAATGGCTATATAACGATCACTGATCGGTGGTGCCGGAGTCATGCGAGCGAGTTTGATTGGGAGTGGGCAAAATTGCTATTAAGTGAGTCAGCGCGGGAATCCTACGACGCAGTCGCCGCCTGGACCATAGGCGGCGGCCAACGAGGGAGGGAGCAATCATGTCAATGATATTCACGAAGGCCCCGGGCCCAGTGCGACAACTGTCGCAGGGCGAGCGCATGGTCTGGGGCCGGTGCCAGGAATGCGGCGCGAAACACGGCGACATCTGCACCGGCACCGCCGTCACAGGCAGTCCTGGCGTCCATGTAGACCGGCTCTCGCGTGCGCCCTATGCGGTGCGCGAGATCGATGCCGCCGAGTATGACGCCATCATGCGTCCGCTGGCATGATTGATCCGATCCGCCCGGAGGACATTCTGTTCTCGGAACAGGGGCATATCTACTACGTGCGCGGAGAGGCGTGGACGAGTGTGACCACGGTGCTGGATGCGCAGCTGAATCGGGGATTTGCGAATGTGGACCCCGAGGTGCTGCGCCGGGCGCGCGAATGGGGGACCGCCGTGCATGACCTGGTGCAGTTCCACGAGGATGGCGATCTGGACGTGGACGCCCTTGCGCCGGAGTTGCGCGAGGTTCTGCGCCAGTATTCTCTGGCGAAGGCGCACTACGAGTGGACCGCGCTCGCCTGGGAGATGCCGGTCGCGCATTGCCTGCATCGCTATGCGGGGCGCCTGGACCTGATCGTCCAGGGTCCCGGCTACAAGGCGCTCGTCGACATCAAGTCCGGGCTCCTGCTTCCGAGTGTGCGCCCCCAGACGGCCGCCTATCTGGAGGCCTACCAGAGCATGAAGTTGCCCGGGAAGCACAAGATTACGCGGCGCTACGTGCTCCAACTCGAGCGCGGAACCTACCGGGTGCGCCGCCTTCAGGATTCGCAGGATTTCTCGATATTCGTCTCATGCCTGAATGTCATGAGGTTTATGGAAAGCGCCAAGGTCTAGGCGCATGACGTGGAGAGAGCAATGAGCAACATGGAGCAAGGCGCGAGCGTGATTCCCGAGCGCCAGGAAATCGAGCAGCAGGTAACCGAACTCAACGACCAGGCGGCGGCCGTACTGGCAGCCAGCGAGGAGTTCCAGATCGCGACGGATGAGCAGTACCAGGCGAGCGCCGAGCAGCTGCGCAAGATCAAGACTGCGCAGGCGAATCTCAAGGCGAAGAAGGACCGGGCGCTCAAGCCGCTGAACCAGGCGCTGCGCGAGGTGCGCGAATGGTTCAAGGCGCCGGAGGGCGTGCTGCAGGAGGCCGAGCGCGTCCTTAAGGGCCGCATCGGGGCATTCAACCGGGAGCGCGAGAGGCGCCAGCGCGAGGAGCAGGCCCGGCTCGAGGAGAAGGCGCGGAAGGATCGGGCGCGCAAGCTCGAGCAGGCTCGCCGGGCCGAGGAGGCGGGGAAGGCCGAGCGCGCGGCGGCGCTGGAGCAGGAGGCGGCGACCGTCGTCGCGCCAACCTCTCAGCAGGCTGCCCCTAGGGTCGAGGGGATTTCCTTCCGCGAGGTCTGGCGCTTTCGCATTGTGGACGCTGCGCAGATTCCCGACGCCTACAAGGTGGTCGACGAAAAGCGCATCGGCCAGGTCGTGCGCGCGATGAAGGGCGACACCAACATCGCCGGGGTCGAGGTTTATTGCGAGAAGGTCCCGACGGCCCAGCAGGGCTGAAGGGGAATATCAATGGGAGGAAAGGGTTGGCGGTTGCCGGAGCAATACCGGCCATGACCTGGTCGCAAGCCGCAAGAGTCTCAGGAAAAGCCGTCAATGGGAATTGCGACCCCTCCCCCCTTTTCGCCGGACTGGAGAGCAAACATGGGATTCGCATATAACGGACAGGAGCTGGAGTTTGGCGATCGGAACCGGGAGCCGGCGGCATGAGCGGCGCAGACGCCCCGCCCGACCCGCGCACGGCAGAGGGCGTGGACTGGACGATGCAGGAGCTGGCGCATCTCGCCATGCGCCTGAATCTGCCGGTGCTCAACCATTTCGTGATGGCCTGGAAGAAGGGCGAGCTGACTGCCGATGAGGCTGTCATGGGTGCCCTGGTCGCGCTCGCGCGCCGAGCATCCGAGGTCGAGGCACAGCTGATAGAGATCATCAATGGAGGGAACGGGGATGCTGCATTTTGACGAGTGCCGCGGATGTGGATACACGATCCGATGGGTGCGAACCGAAAAGGGCGGCAACATGCCGGTGGACCCCACGCCAGGCCGCGAGGGGAATATCCGCGTGATCGTCGGCGGGGCGCCGGGGAACAAGGATCTGGGCGTTGTTCTGAGCGGACATGCCCTGAACATGGCCAAGGCCGCAGACGAGCGGCTCTATACCTCACATTTTGCGAGTTGCGCTGCTGCCGACGAGTGGCGCCAGAAATAGGGGTTCAGACATGACTGAGAAGCTGGACGATTTGCCCGAGAAGTGGCGCAAGGAAGCGCGTAATCTACAAAAGAAGTCAAACCAGAAATATATGCGTATGCCGACCCGTACAACTTACCGAGACATGGCGCGAGCAATTAGCTTAAAGGCCGACGAACTAGAAGCCGCCCTCGCGCAAGAACGGCAGGAGGCCGAGCAGCAAGAAACTATTGAGGTCACTCGACTACTTGAAGCCATAGAGAAGTGCGGCATAGATACTAGCGAGTGGGATGGAGATGATGACGTTGCGACGATCATAGCAAGGGGAATCCATACTGCTATTGAACGTGCAGTCGAAAACGCGCAGAAGGCGGCGGCAAAAGCCGCCCCACCGCCCCCTGTTTGCCGGTTCAGCAAGGACGAAATAGACGCGATGGTGGATCGCTTTCTAGGGTGGAGGTTGCCCGAGAATTTCTGCCCCGACGCTGGCATATCGTTTGAGCCAGAATTTAACGTCGAATATATGGCAAAGCAGGGGAAGCCGCCTATGCGCCATGAGCCCACGGGGACAAACCTGTTCGATGCCATGCAAGCGCGGGAAATGATCTTGCATATCCTCGGGATTGAATGGAAAGACCAATGATCGCCACCATCCTCACAGAATTCAAAGGGAGGAAAACCGATGAAGAAGCTGATTTTCGTGCTCGCCCTGGCGGCGATGTTCATGACCGACGCGTTCGCCGACGCGGCAGGATCGGGGTTCTGCATGGCCGCCCAGCGCATGCTGATCGACGGCTGGGGTGCGCAGAGCGCGCATAAGACAATCGCCAGTTACGTCGAACGGGAGGTCTCGACGGTCGATAATACGATGCTCAACGCCGGGCTGTCCTACAAGGGGGACGGGCGCGCGGCGCTGATGTTCGAGATGGGAGCGATCTGGCACGCTGGCTACATGGACCACAAGATCGACGCCGAGGCCGGCAACATCGTGCCGGAGGCGCAGGTCGTCGTGAACGCACTGACCGTGATCGGGTGCAACCAGGCAACGTAGGAGGGGAAGCGATGAAGGAAAAGCAGTGGGGATGGCGGGAGTGGGGGGTTGCCTTGGTGATTGTCGCAGGCGTGCTGACGCTCTGCATTCTGGAGGCGATGCGGCCCTAGTGGGAGGTAGTGGGCGCGGGCGCGTGGAAGTGCAGCGCCTTGTTGATCTTCTTCTGGCGGCAGTCCAGCCCCTGCGCGTTACGGTCGAATCCCTGCACGAGATCGCCGATGTTGGCGATCGCCGGGCGCGGCGCCGACGTCGGGCACGGGGCGAGGAGCGCCTTCTTCGGCACGATATAAACGCGCTTGGTCACCGTCACGATGCGCGTGACGGGCACGATCGGCGGCTTCTGGGCGCAGGCGCCCAGGGCGAGCGCGAGAAGCGCGGCTCCGGCTCCCCGGATCAGGGCTTGGTGGGACATTGTTTCGCGAACCCCTGCGATTGGCGGATGGCCGGGTCCAGGCATAGCGCCGCCTGGGCGCGCGCGCTGCTCGAAGCGGACTCTGCGTGCGCCAGAGCCGCGCGGTACGAGGCGATCCGGGCCGTGGCGGCACTTGCCGCCGCCCGGGCGCTCGCGGCCGCTGAGGCCCTCTCGCGGGCGTAGGCGGCCATCGCCTGCACCGCACGCCGATCGGCGCTCAACTGCTGGGCCCGGGCGCTGTCGGCCGCATTCTGCTCCTTCGCCTGGAGCTGAGCCAGGTCCGAGCGACAGGTCGCGCGGGAGTCGATCAGACCCATCTCGAAGCGCACCCCGAGCCAGATCGCCACGCCCAGTGCGACGACGGCAAAAGCCCCTCCGATCAGCTTGGCGACGGTGCCGGTCATCCATCCCATATCTTGGCACTCAGTGGCAGCCGGGCGAGTTCGCCGGCGTCAGTACCCCGTGGACACAAATCGAGGTCACGGGGTGGATTTCCCAGGCGGTGCCGCGCCAGTCGTGCGCGTTGCCGGGATTATCGGTCTCGGAGGCGTTCGTGTGCTCGGCGTCCAGAAACAGCCAGCCGCGGAAGGTGACAAGGTGGCCCGGGAGCACCTGCTCGAGCGTGCGGGTGGACCAGTCGATGCCCAGCGCGTGCATGACCGTGCGCCAGCGCGGCGTGACCTCGACGATCACAGCGCGGGTGGCCGCAGCGGTGGCCGAGGGGGCGACCTCGATGTGCGTATCGCGACGCGCGATCGCATGAGCATGGCAGTTCACCGATTCCACGCCGCCCGGTTTTACCCGGATGACGTAGCCGGTAATGCTCGCCCCGTCGCCGTCGGAGAATCGATGCAGGTCGCTGCCCGCCGCGAGCATGCTCGTCAGCGTGGCGGCGGGATCCGTGGTGGCGGGGGGCACCGCCCGGTTCTTGAGCCGGTTCAGCGCCTGGATACGCGCAATGCGCGTCTGCCCCTGGGGCGGGCAGCCGGGGAATGCGCCTTCCGGCGCGGCCGCCCCCATTGCCGCCGTGCCCCAGACGGCCAGGATCAGCAGACCCAGGATCGCCGGCAGGTGCCAGCGCACCGAGGGACGGTGTCCGGCGAACCAGCGCGGGCGTAGCACGTAGAGCGTGTCTGCGGCGCCCGTGATGGCGACGACGGTCGCCGCCCCGCAGATCAGCCATCGGTTCATGCGGGCTCCTGTCGCGACTTGGTATGGAACATGGCCCCCAGGGCCCCTCCAATCCCCAGCGCGCCCAGGCCCACGCCCAGCTGCGCATACTCGGCCGTCGAGTGGGCATTGACCACGCCGTGATAGGCGAAAATGGCGATCATGGTCATGGCCCCCACCACGACGATGACCAGCGAGGCAACGATTCCCATCTTGCGAGGGCTAAACTGGCCCTGCTCCTGCGTCAGGTCCTTCAGGAACTGCGAGACAGTGCAGATTTTCATTTTTGCGGCTCCAGGATGCGCAGCCGGTGCCCGGTCGAACCAACGCCCAGGAGGTCCCTGAGCATGTTCATGCCGTCCTTGCTGCTGGTGACCATGTTGCTGCCGTTCCAGCCGATTCCCGGCCCGATGCAGCCGCGCAGCTCCCACGGCCAGTTCGCCGGATGCAGGAGTATCGCATAGCGGCCGGTTTTCCCCGCCGGTATGTCCGCCGGCTCGTGATAGACCCCGAGCGCCGGATTGACCAGCGCCCAGGTATGCGGGTGATCGCGGGAGTGGTGCGGCTCCAGCTCGAACAGCCCCGGAGGGACGCATGAAATGCTCGCCTGGTTGCGCATCCAGGGTAGCTCCATGGTGTAGAGCATGAACTTGGGCGTGACCAGCGTCCCCACCGAGTAGCGTTGGGCCATCTGAAAACGGGCGATCGAGATGTTCACGGCGCTACCCTCCCATGTCCTGATGCACGCGGGCGTGGATTTCCTCCGTCAGCGTGCGCAGCACCTCCATTTCCTCTCGGTGCTGCTCGTCTCGGATACGCATGTCCTCGTGGTGCGCCCGGTTGTTGCCGTAGGCGGCGGTGAACAGCATCAGAAACGTCACGATCGTCGTCCCCGTGTTGGCGATCAGCTGCCAGCGGTTCGAGAAGTCCAGAAACGGCCCCGAGGCGCCCCACAGAATGATCGAGGCGAAGGCGAGGCAGAACGCGCGTGCGGTCCCGACCTTCTGGTCGACCCAGACGGCGAAGCGATCGAACAGGCCGAGGTCATGGCCCCACGTTGAAGGAGCCGATGTCGGTCGGGATCGACTGGACGGCGTCGGAGTAGATGATGCGCGCCCCCCAGGTCCCGACCTGGTCGAGGTCGCCTTGCTCGGTGACATACAGGACATATTGGTTGCCCCCCCAGGACTCTCCCCCGCTCGTGGTGGTGCCCGCAGTTTGCAGGGACGGGCGCACCGAGATGATCGAGGTATCGGGACGGATCAACTCGAGCACGAGACCGCTCGCGCCGGAAAGGTCGAAACCGGCGTAGACGAACAGCCGCGCGCCCCACTCGTTGACGTTCAGGTACAGGTTCGACTCGGTGGCCGGCGGATCGCCCGCGACCGCCCAGACATAGACGTCGACGGAGAATGAGGGCGTCTCATAGATAGCCGACGCCGTGAGGCCGCGGTTTGAATGCAGCGCCGCCTGGTCGAGGCCACCAGGCACAAAATAGCGCGCCGACCCAAGGAGCGATCGTGCCCGGGCAATTGCGGTCGACGCAAAAATGCCGGGGCGCGTTGAGGCCAAAAATGCGCGCGCCCGTGCAATGGTGGCAGAGACCACCGGCGAGTAGACCGACGCTGCCGAAAGGGCCCGACTGCGAAGCGACTCGGCGAGTACGGCCGGCGAGTAGGCAAGCGCAAGCGCGAGCGCGCGAGCGCGCGTCGAGGTAGCTGACAGGCTAGTAGAGACGGCGTAGGAGAATCCGGCAGTCATCCCACGATGAGATGAAATGGAGGAGTCGCCTGACGGTCCGTAGATCAGGGATACCGACAAGCCCCGGCCGAATGCAATGTTCTCGGCACCCACCGCATCGTAGAGATATGATGCCGAGAGAGAGCGCGACTCCGCCACACCGGCGGTATTGTTGCCACCCTGGGCATAGGAGACGGAGATCCCCATTGCCCGCGAGCGCGCGACCGACGCCGTGCCAATCCAGCTTCCGCTGGGAGCGGTGTAGCTCTGCGAGGCGAGCAGGCCCGCGAGGCGCCCCGAGGTCATGTCTCCCGTCCCGGAAAGTACCGTGCTAACGCTCGCCGAGAGCCCGCGCGTCAGCGCCACATCTACTGTCCCGGAAAGAGCGGGGCTCGTCGAGGAGGGCTTGAGTGCCACTACGACGCCGCCATAGGCGACATAGACCCCGGCACTGAATGCGAAGTTTCCCGTAGCGCCGGCGCTCGCGTAGTTGTTATTCCCGACGACGTAATTCGTCGCGATACCGGCAGCGTTCTCCTGGTCGACGAGCGTCAATGGGGAGGGAACGGTGAAAGTGGCCCCGCCGCCGGCGACGCCAAACCCGGCGACGACCTCTGCCCCGTTCGTCCCGGTCGTGATGCCCGTGACGGACGGCGTGGAGCTGGTCCCGCTGGAGATTACCGAGGCAGCGTCAAATACCGAGGAGTCGACACCACTGTATTCGAGCACCATGGCGCCCAGGCCAAGGCCCGCGCTGCTCGCGAAGTCATACGAGGTCGGCTCGCTGGCTCCCGCGACCTTGTAGGCGGTAATCAGCCATTCCGAGAACGTTGATCCGTCCGTGTTGAAATCGTTACTCTGGTCGACGGTCCAGCCAGAGGGCGCGGTGAATGGATTGGTCGTTCCTGCGCCGTTCTTGACGCTGACGAACGCCAGCAGGAGGGAGCCCTGGGACGGCGCGCTCGAAAGCGTGACCGTGCAGGGGCTCGTTCCCCCCGACTGCGTATCGGCGACGGCGTACTGGACGAGCGAGATAGCCATTTATTTGATCACCAGCACCTGCGCGTCCCCGGAGGCGTTCGCGCTGGCGTTCCCGGCCGCGTCAGAGCAGACCAGGGTGACGGAATGCGGCCCGGAGGCGAGCGCGGCCGTGTTGTAGGTGATGGCGTAGGGCGATGTGGTAACGCCGGATTTGATGTCGGTGCCGTCGATCTCCCACTGGCACGAGCTGACCCCCTCGTTGTCCCATGCATGGCCACTAAAGGTCTCCGTTCCGCTCAACGTCGAGGCTGCAAGCGGGGCAATGATCGAGGCCTCCGGCGGCGTCACGTCCGGCGGAGGATGCGCAAACTGCCCGACGGGTATCTTGATCAGGATTTCCTGGCAGTTATCCGTCGAGTCCAGGTTTGTCGTCAGCGCGATGTAGTGTCCGGTGTAGTCAATGTTGGCCCAGGCAAGATTGGCGTAGGTCCCGGCGCCGCAGCCGCCGGTCGAGATGTCGTTTGACATGGTGGGCGCGACAATCAGGCTCTTGTGCTGTGAGATTGGGTCGCCGTTCTGGAAGGGGGAGCAAAACACTACGACGGACCAGTTCAGGAACTGCGTGGCGCTGTAGTCGCGGTCGGTGGAATCGCAGATGTACTGCCAGCTCAGCGGCCGTTCGGACAGCGGCTGCGTATTGGACCACATCGGATGCGCCGGGGCGCCGGGATCGGCGCTCCACGGCGAGACGAACAGCCACTTGTTGGAGTTGACGCCCAGCGGATCGCCCAGATCATACACCTTGTTTCCGGTGTAGCCGACAGCGTCCGCGTCGTTGATCACCCCCCAGCCATACCCCATGGCCGTGTGGCCCTGGGCGCCGTCGATGGCGCTGACATCGTAGATTCGACCGTCCTCGTCAAGGTCCGCGATCATCGAATCGTAGGGCGTACTAGTCGCCTGGTCGTTGATGTAGAGGTAACGGCCCAGTGCGCTGGGCTGGCACTTGTGAATCGGCGGATGCTTCACCAGCGAGTTCGGGAACCAGTACCACTGGTCCGTGCGCATGTTGTAGGCGAGGCAGCCGTTAGCGACGAAGGGCGTCCCGCTGGTCTCATCGACGCAGGCGACGACGCTGTCGTTCATCGCATAGCTGCACTGGGTGATGTAGTCGCCGTTCCCCGGATAGCCCGACCAGGTCGTCAGGTCCATGACCGTCGTCGATGTGCCGGTCATGGCGTTATAGCGAATAATCCCGTTCGCGGATGCGTTTCGCATGTAGATCGAGTCGGGGTAGCCCTTGCTCCAGAACCACTCCTCAGTGCCCCCGGGACCCAGGTTCCCGAGCCCCTTGACGTAGGACATGACGTTCTTGTCCTTGTCGTACTTGTAGAGCGCCGCATTGTGCCCCGGACTCCCGTTTCTACCGACGTAGATATACATGAAGGGACTGCCGGCCGAATTGGACATGACCTGCCAGTAATTCGACCCGATGGCCTGGAAGCAGTTGGCCGGGTAGCCGATGCTCGTGCAGTCGGAGGGGAGCGTGATGCGAATCGCCTGGGTTCCGTAGGGAGAGGGGAACGTGAACTGAGTCCGCGTGGAAGGGAAAAACGCCGCGATGTCGGTAGAGGTGTACGGCGCCATGATCGGCGAGGTAGCCGAGTCATTTTTCCAGAATCCGCCTGGCGGATAGGCAAAGGCCGACGGGATGAGAAGCGCGGCCGCAAATGCGGCCAGGAGGATGCGTGCGCGCATGGGGACCCCCTACAAGGAAACGGGAAGGCCAGAGAAAGGGAGGGGCGTCGTGCCCCTCCCTGCGCTCGTTAAGCCGAGGTCGCGGTCACGGAGACCGTGATCGTCAGCGTTCCGCCGTTCGACACCGCCTGGTTGCCCTGGTTGAAGGCCGCCTCGGAGTCGAGCAGCCCGGTCGTGCCGGTCGCCGCCGAGACGATCGCCACGCCGCCGATCGTGGCCGAAGCCGTGATCGAGATGACGACCGGGTTGCTGCTGTTGCTCTTCACGCCGCCGGAGGCCGCAGACCAGGTCACCGCCGGGCGGTTGCCGGAGTAGGGGGTCTGCTCGGTCCAGCCGGCGTGCGAGGCGAGCGTGTCCCCGGCCGCGAAGGTCGGCGTTCCCGAGACGAGGGCGAGGTAGGCCGTGAAGCCCGAGCCGCCGTAGATCGAGTCCAGGCCCGCGTCCAGAGAGGCCGACGGGACGAGGTTGTCGGCATCGGCCCGCCACTGCTCGACACCGCTTGAATCGCGGTAGACGAACTCGTAATGGGCGCGCTTGCTCCGGCTGCCGACGGCCGGAAGGTTCTGCTCTGCCATGAGAAAGGTCCTCGTGTTGAGTGGAAACTAGCCTTCGGAGTCGAATTGACGACAGGCCTTGGGCTCATTGGAAGGCAGCGACTGGAGTCGCTGGTTGAGCTGGTCGACCTCGATGCGCAGCTGATCGCGATGCGTGAGTACCGAGGCGTCGACCTTATTCGGGTACAGCTTGATGTCGCGTTTGACGTCATACAGCTGCCCCTCGGCCGTCCACAGAGACTGCTGGACGACGAAGCGGGAGAATTTCTGGGTGACCGAGGATGCGCGGCACAGCGCCTGCGCGACCTCCGTGTTGGTGTGGTCAAGATCAGCCTTGCGGGCATAGTTCTCGGGGAGCAGCCAGACCCACATCACGATGGCGATCACGATCGCGCCGTAGGTCTGTGAGGGCAACTCCTCGAGAATCTTGTGTCCGATATGGCTCAGATCGAACGTCATGTCGGGATTCCCGAACGTCGAGAGTTATTCATCTTTTTCCCCCTCAGCATTCGCAGCGCCGATCGCGCGATACGAATCCCCGCAAAGCCGATCGGTCCATACCAGAACAGGGCTGCGACCTGCGCGGATTCCAATCCGTCACAGACCCAGCCATGAGCGCGCCACAGCGCGTAGGCAATCAGGTGTGGCCCCGTCACGTAGAAGAAGCCCGTCACCAGGTGCATGGCGCCGGAGACAAAGCTGGCGGCGATGATGAGCCCGGAGGACGGCGCGTGTGCCTTCCACGCGATGAGGATGATTAGGGCCTCGTAGCAGGCCCAGGCCGAATACCACCAGGCATAGCCGACGGTTCGGAAAATGGCCGGCGACGGGATCAGGACCAGGAATGCCGTGAACACGATCCCGTAGCCGAAGGCGAGCGCCGCCTGCCGCTGGTTGCGCCGGGCCGCTAGGGACCCGGCGACCAGGGCCAGCATGGCGATCGCCTGCTGCATGTCCATTATTGGGCGGAGCTGCCTCCAGGCGGAGGAGGCGGCTGCTGGCCGCCGCCACCGAGCGTGGTTCCGGCGGGGTCGGCTCCCTTGATGTGAAGCGCATGATCAATGAGTGCCTCCACATGGGCCAGATCCTTTTTGAGACGAGCGGCCTCGGCCTTGAGGTCGGCGATGATCGTATCGAGCATGTTGATCTCCTCAGTGTGGTAGGGGAATACCGGCGATAAAGGCGGTGAAGAAGGCAACGACGCCGGCGGTCCCCGCCTTCTCGATCCATGGGCCGTCTGACGGCCAGAGGAATTTGACGATCGCCGCCGGCGCTGCGGAGAGTCCGAACATCGCCCATAGCCAGCCGTGGTGCCAGTGCAGGCAGATCGCCAGCTCCAGCAGACCAGCGGTCACGAACGAGGTGGCCGCCGCCCCGATATGCACCGAGTGCCAGTCACGCCCGATCAGCCCCGACCAGGTGTCGCTGACCTGGGTCATTGTGAGCGCGCCGGCGATGATGAAGGCGAGGAGCATGGGGAAAAATCCCATCGGGCGAAGCTGCAGGATCCCGATCAGCACCATGCACGCGGAGAGCGCCGAAAAGCCGGCATTCTCGAATAGATGGAAGCGGCCGGTGAATCCCGCCGATATGTACTCGCGGCGTGCGTTCCATTTCCGTATTAGCTGGGGGATCATTACGCCCAGACAGAACGCGGATAGAAGTGAGAATTCAGCGACTCGCAGGATTTCCATGGAGCCCTCACAGGTTTTGATTCACGAAGGCATTACGCATGCCATCAGGACGAGAATGTCAACGCGTAATAACTTCCGAAGCTTCCCCCCGATCCGATGGGCACAAATTTATATGACCAGCCGGGCGGGATGATGACGGTAAAAGGCTGCTGCGATAATGCCGTCAGGACATTCTTATAGGAGGATGTGCTCGCCCCGAGGTAAATTGAAAGCCCCTGCGATGACGTATTCCCAAACGCGACCCCAAAACCGATTATCGGATAGCCGGTGGCATTCGTCAGATCGGTATTTAAGGGAGTATTCGGATAGGTGATCGTCCAGTTTTCCCACTGCTTGAACTGCGTGGTGAGCGCTCCGGCCGTCAGTCGAAGCTGCACGTTGTCCCCGGCATTCCAGGCCTGAGCGCTCGTTCCTTCCTGACCCCGTGTAACGGTGAGGCTGTTGGTCGAACGCGCCGTGACCTTGACGATTTCCATGGTCGTGGGGTCGCCTGCGGCGGAGATTGTCGCGATGAAAAAGTCCCCGGAAGAAGGCGACGGGAAGGACGCCCCGGAGACGAGCGAGAGGCTGGTCGCGCTCGCCGTCGCCGATGCGGCGAGGGTCGTGGCGGCGTTATTTGCAAACAGCTGTGCCATGGATTATCTCCTCAAGCGACAGTTATGGTGTAGGTATAGACGGGAGGCAGATCAATCGCGCCGCTCTGCACGGCGTAGGTGAACGCATCCGTTATACCCGCAGCCCAGCCGTAGCTGGCCGACAGCGTGATGGTGATGGCCGACCCGGAGATGGACACCGATACCGGGCTCAGGTCCGACAGGTCCGCATCGTAGCCGCGCGCCCCGGTGAGAAAGCGCATAATGCGCCGCTTGAGCCACGTCACCGTGAACGCATGGCCGTCCCCCCGGTACAGGTGCCAGGTGAGCACGCGCTGGAAAATGTCGTCCGTCGTCTGGATATAGGTGCCCGAGATCGGGTCGATCCCCTGGTTGACAGCGAGATCGTCGATCGGATCGGAGTTCAGGACGCCCTGGGTGGGGACGGCCGGCGCGCCCAGAACCGGGCGGCTCATGCCATAAATCCCCCGGGCGATCCAGTCCAGGAGCGAGCCCGAGAGATTGCGATAGTCGCCCAGGTTCGTCGAGACGAACCAACTGAGGAAAGTCTGTGCGGCCTCGTTGTAGGCCGCCACGAACGCCTGCAGGTCGTCGTCGTCGTTGTACTGGACGTAGAGGTAGCTCGGGATGACCTCGGTCAGGACCGAGGGCGAATCGGCGAAGCTCGCCGGGTAGGAGGCCTGGGACGGGTAATAACGACCCGTGACGACTGTCGATCGTGACCGGGCAATGTCATTGCCGGCGAGGTCATTGGCATAGGAACTTGAGGATGCCGACCGGGTGCGCGTAATCGCCGCGTCCGCGACGGCATCATAGACCTCGTTCGCAGCCGGGCCGCGCGCAAGCGAGATGTCGACGGTGCCAGTGCGCCACGGGACGTGTGTTGCCGTAAGCGCCGCAGCGCGCGCCAGTTGGGCATACACATGCCACGTCGAGCCGTTGATCGCGAGGGCGTTGATCGGCTCGGAATTGATCGCCCCCGAGAGCATGTCAGTAAAGCCCGATCAGCCCCGTCGCGGTCGCCGCGGTGACGTATTCGGCCACGATCGGCATCGGGATGCCGGCGGCCAGCTGGAGAGTGATCGAGGCGGTGTCGCCTGCAAGTTGGCAGGTGATCGTCCCCGCAGCCGTGGCGACGATATAGCGCGTGAGCGACGGCAGCGCCGTGGCGCCCGGCGTGATGGCGAAACCGTGCGCGCACGGACCGGGCGCGGTCTCGGAGACGGGAGGCGTAAATCCAGCCATGTTCTACCCCTGTGTCACGGTGATGCCCGAGGCATCGGCGGTAAAGTAACCCTCGGTGTCGCCGCTGACGAGCGTCCCGGTCGGCGCAACCACCGAGCCGGCGATCGATACCGAGAACTGCAGCTTGGAGATCAGCGAAGCGTCCAGCACGGAGGCGATCGCGGTCTCGAATACCGATTGGAGTTCGAGCAGGTTGATGGGCTCTCCGACATAGATCGAATTCAGGTAATCGGCGATCGGCTGCGGAACGAGCTGCGCGACTGCCGAGGCCTGCGTGAAGTTCGAGAGTGACGTATTCCAGGTGATGGCGATCGTGACCGCCTGCGAGACCGGGTCCACGAACTGGATGCTGTAGGTGTCGGGATAGTCCACTACCGAGACCGTGACGGTGCTCCCCCCGGCCGCCGCGCCCAACAGGCCGGCGGGGTCGAACCAGGAGCGGAAAATCGCGTAGCCGACGTCGGAGTTATCGCCCCCGCCGACGATCACGCGGATGCCCGATCCGACGACCTGCTGCACGGCGACGAGCCTGGAGATCACGCCCGGGACGGCCTGCACGGCGCTCTTGATCAGTCGCGGCACGCCCTGCGCCGAGGCGATCCCGGCCTGGAGCACGCGCGCGCGGTAGCTCTCCTCCGTCTCGGGATCCTGCCCCGGCGTCCCGGCGTTGGGATTGGTCACTGAGAGCGTGACGGAGGAGGAATAGGAGCTGACGATGCCCGTCACGCTGCTGGCCGGAACCGCCCAGGAACCGGCCTCGATGGCGACCGCCGTGAGGGGGTCCGTCTCGATAGAGCCCCCGACCGTCTTTGTGATCCCGCCGTCGAGGACCTGGTAGATGTAGACCCCGTCGGTGACCTGGAAGCCGGGCGAGATCACGAATCCGGCCGTATCGCAGGTGAACACTACGTCCACCGAGGTATTGGTCTGCTGCCCGAGCATGATCCCGTACATGGCGCCGAGCTGGCCGAGCACGTAGGCATTGGCCCCGTAGGGGGTCAGCGAGTTGATCGCCTCGACCCGCGCCTGGTCGCACAGCAGCAGCGCACCGACGTCCGTCGAGCTGATGTCCTCGACCAGCGAGCCCGGCAGGTTCGCCGTATAGCCGGGATTCGTCGCCGCCACGGCCGCGAGCAGCTGCTGCAGGAGCGAGGCGGGCGACTGCGGCTGCGCGCCGGCCGCGCTCATCACGACGGGGAAGTCGAAATTGCTCATCCGGGAATCTCCACGACCGTCGAGAGTTTGACGCCCTCATGTGTGGTGAGGTTGATCTGGTACGTCGGCGGGTCGGTCGCCTTGCGCGACATCATGAGCGAGGCAAAGCGCGAGGCGAACCGCTGCTGCGTGACCGCGACGTAATAGTCGGGGAAAATCTGCTGGACGATCGCCTGGCGCGCCGGGATCCCGTAATCGGACCAGAACGGCGACTCGCCCAGGTTCAGCTTCAGGCACTGGATCAGCGTCGTGATCCACACGAAATCGTCGAGCCCCGCGGGCGTCGTGACGACCTTGACCCACTTGTAGGAGCCGTCGGCCTGGCGCGCGCGCCCGTAGGTCCTCATGGCGACACCGGCCCCGAGACACCGCTGCCGGTCTGGACGCCGGTGTGCTCGTGCTGCATGAAGTATTTACCCATGATCTGCACGCCCGTCGAATCGATAACGATCTCGTTTCCGCTGAAACTGATCGTAATGCCCGATGAATCCATGGTGAGCGTGCATCCGTTGATCGTGAAGCTCAGGGCGCCGCTCGAGGAGTCGATGGTGAAATTGCTGGGCGTGAGCGTCGCCGTCGTGTGGCCGTTCGTGTCGCGCAGGACGACCCCGTTGGGCCCGTAGATCGTGACCGCATCGGGGTCGACGCTCGACCAGCCCTTGTTCCCGATGGGGAAGAACACGAGCGTTGAGAGGTTCATGCGCCGCCCGAGCTGCGCCGTTCCCCCGCCGAGCCCCGAGACGCCGCCCAGATAGGCATCGGCCGGGATGCAAAAACCCTTATCGCCCACCTGGACGGGATAGCGTATGTATTCTGGCCCGAACAGCGGCACGGTGACCTGCGGGAGCGATGCGTCCGCGACCTCGAAGGCGACCGTGACGATCGCGCCGCTCACCGCCGTGACCCGCGCCGGCAGCGCGCGTCCCAGGCGCGAGACCTCCTGGCGGATCGCCGCCTGGATCGCCTGCGGGAGCGAGCGCGAGAGGGGCGTCTTGACGCTCATACGTAGTTGGCCGGCAGCGCATCCGGCAGGTCACGGTACGTGGGCAGCGCCGAGGCGAGGAAATTGGCGACGTAGGTCGTATTCCAGCTCTCGGCCTCGGGGCGGCGGAAATTGCCGTAGTGGTGCACCTCGGCGAGCTGGAACACCCCCTGGAAGCTCGAGCGCGAGGCCGGCGGCGCTCCCGGATAGGCCGCATCGGGGAGCGCCAGCACGTATGGCGGGTAAATCCCGGCCGGGAATTTTACCCAGTCGCCGATCTGGAAGTCTCCGCGCAGGACGCAGGTGAACGAGAGCTGCGTCGGCGTGATCCACGTCGGCTGCCCGATCATGTCCTCGAAGGCGACCGGAAGCGGCGCCTCGGGCGTGCTGCCCGAGGGCGAGGTCGTGTCGTAGACGTAGATGGTCTGGCCGAATACGTAGACGTTCACGCCCGGATAGGAGCCATCGCCGAATCCCGAGGTCAGGGTCTGCAGGTCCTCGGCAAAGGCCACCAAGCTGTCGAAGTGCCCCGCCTCGTCATGCGCGAGCGCGATGGGCCGCAGGTTGATCGAGAGCGTAAACCCCGGGAAGGCCGAGGAGAGCGCCGAGCGGATGGCCGCCGACAGATCGTCGCCCGCCTTCCAGGAAAAGCTGATATTCGCCCGCAGGTTCAGCAGCGCGGGCTTGGGCTGGAGCACCAGGTCCAGGTGCTGGTTCACGCCCTGCCAGTTGCCGTAGCTCTGGTAGATGATGCCCTGGGCGATCGTGCCCGCCTTCGCGTTCTGGTTGATGTCCGGCGCCCCGCGCATCCCGGCCGCGATGCTGATCCCGTAATACGCGAGGTTCGAGGCCTGCGCGAGCGATGGCAGCCCCAGGCCCCAGACCCGCAGCCGCGAGCCGCCCTGGAAGTTCGCGAAGTTGTAGCCGACGATGTCCAGCTCCACGTTCAGCGCCCCGGCGTCGTTCAGTCCCGCGCTGAGGCTGGAGAAGGTCGTCGCGGCGCCCTGCGCCTGGAAGATGCCCGAGGTCGGGTCCGGGGTCACCACCGCGCCGTCGCGATTGGTGATGGCGATGTCGTAGTACCTCACGGGAGCGCCTCGAACTGGGCGCGCCCGCTCCAGTAGACCAGCGAGGAGGTCTGGAAATACCCGCGCACCAGGTCCACGGCCGGCGCCCAGCTGCCGAGCGTGACCACCGAGCCGGGATCCTGGGCGATGTCGAAGGCAAAGCTCGCGGCGCCCGTCACGCGCACGGTATACCAGCCGTTATAGGCCCCGGGCGAGCAGCCGTAGACCAGCGCGCGGGCAACCGAGCCGACGGGGAGACCGAGCGGCTCGGCGGCATCGGCCGAGGCGACGCCCAGCTCCCAGGTGAGGTTCGTGAGCGCGACCGGACTGCGCGAGCCCACGAGCGCCCGGTTTACCAGCAGGTTTCCCGTCGGGTCCGAGACCGCGATGTACCAGCGACGGCCGAAGGCGAGCCAGCGCACCTCGACGCTGCACACCAGCCCGTCCAGGGTGGGCGAGAAGGTAAACGGCTGGTCGGTGTTGGGAAACGTAAAGATCACCGCCTAGCCCCCGATCATGCCGATGAGGTCCTTCGCCGCCGTGATAACCGAGGTCCCGGCGAGCGAGAAGGGCTCGGCGATCGTTGTGGCGACCCCGGACCAGGAGGGCTGACCGGAGATGCGAGCGCCCGATCCCAGCCGCTGCATGAGCCCTGACACCACGCTCTGGGCCTGGGTGAGCGTGGTCAGCGGCTGCACGAAATCCATCTGCCACGTCGCCTGCGACTGGCGGGTGCTCCCCTCCGAGACGTCCACGAAGGCCGTCATCATGCATCCGGTGTAAATGTAGCTGGGCGTCACCACCGAGTAGAGGCCCCCCTGGCTGTTGTGCAGCGCGAGCGTCTTTTGCAGAGCCGCCATCGTCGCGAGCTTGACCCAGGCGCCGGCCGCGTTGCGCGCCGGGCACATCATGAGCATCGAGGTCTTGAGCGGCTCGGCGATGAGCGCGTTCGCCGCGACCGTCTGGTTCGCGAACGGGTAGGTCGCAATCATGTTGCGCGCGAGCGTCGTGCCCGGCGCCGGCCGGTAGTGCGCGAAAAAATTATCCGGGCTGATGTCCGCCCCGGAGAGCAGACCGTCGATGAAGTTCGCCGCCTCCGTAATCGCGATGATCGGGAGCATTCCGCCGGGAATCTGGCTCGCGATGCCGCCGGTGAGCACGATCGGGGAAATCTCGAACCCGAGCTGGTAGAGCGCGCGCCCCGTGGACATCAGGGCACCTGCGGCGAGAGCTGGTTAACCGAGGCATGCACGTCCTGCCCCGTCTGGTTGTGGACCTCGACGTCGACCTTGAGCGCCCGGTTCACGTATCCTTGCACGTCGCGGTTCAGGCGCTTGAACCAGTCGTCGGGATGCTCGCGCAGCATCTCGCGGAAGGGAGCCCCGGCGATCCCCAGGTGATGCATCCGCAGGTAATAGGCCGCGAGGGAGGCGCGAATCTTATCGCGCGCGCTCATCTGCGGCACTCCCTTGTCGAAGTCGGCCAGCCAGTACGGATTGACGACCTCTCCGGCCCCGGCGAACGCCTGGTACTGCGAGTGCAGCATGCCGACCGGGATCCCGTACTTCTTCGCCGCCGCCGCGCCCCGCTGGGCCCAGACTGAGCGCGCGTTCGCGGCCACGGCTGCCGCCTTGGCGCCCCCGATCGGCGAGAGGGTCGATCCGGTGAATCCCAGGATATGGGCGACGGTGCCGATCCGCGAGACGAAGTTGTCGAGCCCCTTCTGGAAGCCCGGGCTGACCAGCCAATGCGCGAACTGGTCGATCCCCTTCGCGAACTCGTCGAGCCCCTTCTTCAGCTCAGGCGAGCTGAGCAGCGTATCCGCGGCATGGCCCAGCGCCTGGGAGACGCGCGTGAGCGGCCCCGTGAGGCGCGTCAGGTCCTTGACGATTCCCGTCCAGACACCGCCCCAGGTCGCGCCCAGCTGGCTCTGGAAGTTCTGCCACTGTTGTCCCGTGCGGTCTGAGAGCCCGAAGCGCCCGGCGGAGGCCCGCGAGCGGCGAATGTCGGCGAGCAGCTCCTGGCGCGAGAGATTTCGCAGGCGGAACACGTCGCGCTCGGACAGCCCCAGGGTGCCGAGCTGGTACATCTGCATGAGATTGCCGATCGCCCCCGCTGGCTGCGCCTTGGCCAGTTGCTGAACGCGCAGGAGCGCCCGCTGGGCGACGTCCATCGTGCCGCCGGCGGTGCCCACGCCGAGCGTCGAGAGCGCGGCGCGCGAGGGTCCGATCGTGTGCAGCGCCTGGGCCACGTCGCCGAGAAAGCCGGACGAGTTCTCCAGGTTCCGACCGGCGTAGAGCCCGAACGCCCGGCGCTGGCCGATCTGCGTGAAGCTGCCCAGCGCGTAGTTACGCCGGCCGGAGACGTCCTCCGCGAGCCGGCCGAGGCCGAACAGCGAGGCACCCCCGACGATGCCCCCGACGCCGGCGAGCCCGACGCCCCAGCGCAGGACGCTGCGCGTAATGCCCAGGACGTTGCGCAGCGTGGTGCCCGAGGAGCGCGAGATCGACTTCCACAGCGTCTCGTGGTGGCGCAGCGAGCGCGACTGCGTCTCGGCCGCCTGCGCGCTCTCGCGCCCGAGCTGGGCCTGGGCCATGAGCGCCGAGACCACCGAGCGGATGTGCTGGCCGATGCCCTTTTGCTCGCGCCCGACCTCGGCCCACGCGCCCGGCGTCTTGTCCAGCGCGTCCCGATACTTCTCGAACAGCGCCGCGAACCGGCGGAACTGCTCGTCGTTAACATCGATGTCGACGACGGATTTAAGCGGCATGGCGACCCCCTAGAACAGCCCGCGGGACTGGTGACGACTGCGAAACTCCGCCGCGCTCTGGTAGGGAAGCACGTCCGGGAACTGCTCGGCGAACTCCCGAAACCCCTCCGCGCTGACCCAGTCCAGGATCGCGGCGATTACCCCGGGCTCGCGCCAGTACTGGCGTCCGTCGTCAAGGTCGGCAAGGAATCGCGGAATTCCGTACAGGTCGATGACGTAATTTGCCCGCCCCAGAGCAGAACCGCGCTCTGGAGTATCCCCTCGCGCTCCGTCCGGCGATGCATGAGCCAGCTCAGCGTAAAAAAAACCACCGCGTTCTCGACCTCCGAGGCGTCCTGCGGGTCGATCACGCCGGCGGCGCGTGCATCCTCGAAGGGGCTGAGCGTCCAGCCGTTCTCGCCAGGGGCGTACACGTTGATGAGCCGGCGAATCTCGGCGAGGAGCCCGCGCTCGACGCCGGTCGGCCCATCCCAGGTCCCGGCCTCGCGCGCAACGTCCGCGAGCAGCTTCGCCGCGACCCGGGGACCGGCGATGACCCCCAGGCCCTGGGCGTGGATTTCGGCAAACGTTTTGGCGAGCACCAGGTAGTACGCATCGAACGTCTCCTGGCTGACCGGGGTCGCGTGGATGAATATCTGGCCGCCGTCCGGCTGGTCCACCGGGAGCACCAGGTGCAGCTGGCGGTCGATATTCATGCGTTCCACAGGGTGTCGTTGATCCGGTAGTACCCGCGAATCGTGACCGCGAACCCGGCGTCGGCGCCGGAAAAGTCCAACTCGCGCACGCTCGCGATCGAGCAGTTGACGATGTCGTAGGCACCGAGCGACTTGGTATCGGCGCGCACCACGCCGTTGCCGATAATCGCATCGCTCTCCATCTGGCTCTTGTAGAGGTTCGCGAGCCCCTGCGTCTTGAGCAGGTGAATGGTGCAGGAGATCATCTGGTAGGGCTCGGGCGAGGTGACCGCGCCGGTGAGCGTCGGGAGATAGGTCACCGAGTCGCCCTCGAGCGCAAGCCCCACCCCCTCCTTGCCCAGGAACGAGGCGGTGACATTGAGAGACGGGTTATCCGGCCAGGTGACCGAGGCACGGAGCCGGTTCAGCGACCCCTGCTCGACGAGTGGATTTGCCATGGATCAGGCCCTCACTGTGAGAGGAAATCGGTGACGTTGAGCGTGAACACGATCTGCAGGAACCCGCGCGCCGGGATATAGACCGCCGAGAGTCCGGCGTACTTACCGATCTTGTAGTCCCCGGGATTGGCGGCCACGTAGTCGGCGAAGGGGACCGCGTTGACCACGTCATCGCCGTCGTAGGTCCCGGCGTCCAGCGCCTGGGTGAATGCCGGACCGCTGAGCGAGGAGCGCACGACCGTCCCGATGGACAGCCCGTAGGTCACCGCGCTCTGGAGCGTGGCCGCAACCACGTCCTGCAGGCGGTTGATGCCGTCCTGGTTGAAATACAGCGGGTTCAGCGCATTGTTCGAGCCGTTGATGACCGCATTGGCGATCGCGCGCCCGAGGTTGATCTGCGCCCAGTCCACCGAGTACCAGTAGGTGAAATCGCGCCCGTCGAGCGTGGTCCCCCAGGCGAGCATGGTGTTGGTCAGGCCGCCCTCCGAGGCCACGGCCACGTAGTTGACATGTGCGCCATTGAGCGCCGCCAGCGTGGCCGAGTTGCCCTTGACGGGGTAGGCCGTGACGCCCGAGAGGAACGAGAAGGCGAAGGGCGTGACCTTGTTGGTGCTGGAGGGGTCGTAGTGCAGGGCGGACCAGAGCGCGGCCGCGCAGGAGAACTCCGTCAGCGGCGCGTCCGGGCTCTCCACTAGAGCGACGACGCACTTCTCGGTGCTCGAGTACTGCGTGTAGGAGGCGACGGTCGTGGTGACGAAGAAGTACGTCATGGCCGTGACGCCCGTGTACCCCGAGAGGAACGAGAGGAACGTCGGCTCGCTGTCCCAGCTGCGCGGGATCAGGTAGGCGTAGATCGTCGAGGGGTTGGCCGTGATGAAGCTCGTGAGCTGCGTCACGCCGCTCGCGGCGTCGCCGGCCCCCAGCTCCAGCACGTAGACCGACATCTGTGCCCCCTGGGCGAAGAAGGTCTGCGCCATCTGCTGCAGCTCCACCACGCCCGGCGCGGTGTAGGTACCCGGCGCCGTCTCGGTGCCCGGATTGGCCGAGAGCGCGTAGGTGAAGGTGTCGGCCCCCGTGACGGTGGCGAGGAACGTCCCGTTGTAGCCGGCCGGAGACGCCCCGGAGATGGTCACGGGGAAGGTGTCGCCCGTCGAGACGTTGGCGGCCAGGTTGGCGACCGCCGTGGCCGTGACCGTGCCCCCCGACCAGGTGAGCGACTGGAGATCGAGCGGGGCGATGAGCAGCGATGCGAGGTCCGAGTACTGCGTGAGCAGCTTGTAGTCCCCGACGGTCGCCGTCGTCGCGCCCTGGCTGATCAGCGCCCCGGTCCGCTGCAGGCTCGCCGGCGTCGGCGCAGCGGTAACCGAAACGTCGACCTCTACGATGGAGTTGGCCATGGCGGGCGCCTCCTATGTGGCTGTGCGCGGATCAGGCGTAGGACACCGAGATGACGCCCCCGGTCGGGATCGCCGAGAGCACGATGCCCGTCTTGCAGGGGAACTCCAGGTCGATGACCTGCCCGGCCGTGAGGTCACCGTAGGCGAGGCTGACGATCTGGTTCGCGGCGGCCGCGCCGCCAACGGTGTCGATGTCGTTGAAGGTGAGCGAGCCGGCGGTGCCGACCGTTCCGATGACGACGCGGCACAGAATGCCGGGAGTCGCCTTGATGACGGCCGCGGCGCTCTGGTTCAGCGCCGTGGAGTTGGCCGTGGTCGCTTTGACCGGAATAGGTCCCTGTGGCATGGCAGTGGTCTCCGTTAAGTGGCAAGGGTGCCGAGGATGGTCTCGCAGTCCGCCTCCCGGATCATCTGGTAGGCCAGATCGAGGGAGCGGCTCTGGTAGTAGGACACGTCGAACTCGATGCGCTTTCGCATCGCCAGGGCCTGAATTTCCTCCTGCGGGCGTGGGTCGTCGACGATGGTCGGCGCGTTCATCAGGCCGATGTTATCCGTCGCGGCGCTGTAGTCGATCACCGCATCGAGGAAATCCACGGCCTCGTTGTTCTGCAGCCCGTAGAGCGTCAGGCGCACGGTATCGGCGACGAGCTGGCTGTGCGCGCCCCCGAGTCCCCCGCGCGTCGGGACCGGCTGCAGGGCCCGTGTCGGGGTGATCTCGACCGTCCCGTAGGGCGGGGGCTCGTTCGCCGGCGCGAGAAACGCCGGGAAAAGCGGCGGGGACTTCCCGTAGGGCAGCCAGTCCGGCGCCCAGTCCGCGATCTGCAGCCAGAAGGGCAGCGAGTTGGAGACAACCGCGCGGGTCGTATCCACACTGCGCCCGGGGTCCAGGAGCTGGGAGTAGAGCGCGGGCCAGATCGAGCGCCCGAAGTAGTGCCAGAGTCCCGCCTGGCTGTAGAACCCCTGCTGCTGGGAGACCGCGAAGCGGAAGCCGTTAACCGTCGCGACGTAGAGATAGCGCGCGCCGCCGGTCAGCGTTCGCGCGAAATTCTTGATCTCCTTCGTGGTCGTGAACAGCGTGTTGGCGAGCGCTGCGGTCTGCTCCTCGTCCTGGTGCAGCTCCTGCGCGTAGTGCAGCGAGCCGCGCGGCTTGATCGCCTTGCCCGTCGGCTTCCAGAACACGAACCCGTCAACCGGGAGCACGACGCGAAGATACTCCTGGAACGTCACGCTCTGGTCGAGCGAGAGGTTTTGGACCCCCTGCGAGAGCGCCGCATGAAGCAGCGTCTCGTCCGGCTGGATTTCCCCGACCTGCACGTCAGTCGATCCAGGCCCGGAACGAGGCCTCGTAGAGCCCCGTATCCCGGAAGGACGGCCGGCGCGGGTTCGACTTGCGATACGGATGCTTCAGGCGGTGATTCACCCCCCGAAGCGCCGCCTGGGTCGGAACGCCCGGGATCCCCACGCGCTCGACCTCGCGGCTCGAGATAAAGCGCCGGAATCGATGCTGGAGGTCGGACATGGCCCGCGCGTAGGGATCGGCCCCGCGCCGCCCCATCATGACCAGCTCCACCGCCCGCAGCACGCCGCCCTCCATGTCCCGCGCCACGTCCTTGCCATGTACGCGCCAGAACGCGCCCATGACCCCGTAGCGGTCCTCGAGCCAGGTCGCGACATCGCCGGTGGTGACGTGGCGCCCGTAGGCCGAGTAGGGCTGGACGACGACGCCCAGATGGAGCGTCAGGCTCATGACACGCCCCAGATCGTGGGACCGTAGGTCTGGGCGAACGCCATGTACTGGCGCCCGAAGGGCGTCTTGAGCGTCTGCAGGTCGGCCAGCGTCAGCCCCTTGAGCGCCTCGGGATTGAGCAGCGACGTCGAGGTCCCCTGGTCGGAGGTGGACGCCACCACCCCGACGGAGGGAGAGCCGATGTTGAACTGCGCGCGCAGGTTCTTGAAAAACGACTGCCCGTCCTGGTCCTGCGCGTAGTTGATGAGCCGATCGGCCGCGAGGTTGTAGACGGCGAGCGTGTAGATCGCCGCATCCACGTCCTCGAGAGCCGTGTTAACGATGCCCTGGGCGACCGTGAGCGTGTGGTCCACGTACTCGCTCGCATCCGGCAGCACGTTGGCCGAGATGCCGGCGATCGAGCGCAAGAACACCAGGTAGTCGGCGCGGTTCGGCTCCGTCGGGGTGGCGAACATGGGCCGCTACTTGGTCGCCTTGCGGGTGGTGCGCCGGCCGCCGCTCTTGCGCGTCTTGCCGCCATGGCGCGGGGCCGTCCCATCGCGCGTGACCTCGATCCCGCTGTTGACCCGGGGCGTCTCGCCCGGCTTCGTGACCTCCGAGACCTTGACATCCAGGTGCGCGAGGCCCCCGGTGTTCTCGTCGATGCTCTGGGCGATCGCGGCCGCAGCGTTCTCGCGGTTCTCCTCGGCCTGCTCCTGCAGGGCCTCCTCGTTGGCGTGGTAGGCGGCGGCGAACTGCGTATTGCTCACAGGCTTGTCGACGCTGTAGCACAGCCCGGCATAGCCGTGACGCTTGAGCGCCTCGCGCGCATCGATCATCCCGTAACGCGAATGCTGGGCAATGATCGCGTCGATCGAGCCGGCCGAAAGATCGGGCCCGACCTGGACCTGGCGCCCGGCCGGGATGCGCACCGTCAGGGTGCGCGTCGCCTCCGGGAGGCGGCAGATGAAATCGTGGTGCTGCTTCGACGTATTGGCAACGTAGAGCTTCATGATGGCATCTCCATGTGAAAGAAAGTGCGCGGTCTCCATGTCGAAAAAAGGTGGGGGCGGCCGAAGCCGCCCCCGAGAGCGTGCAGGCCCATGGAGAAGCCCGCGACGCGCACGCGATGAGGGATCAGGACCCCTCGGAGGAACGCTTACTGGTAGGTCATCGAGACGATCGTGACCGCCTCGGGACGAACCGCCCAGCCGGGGGTCGCCCGCATCTCCGACAGCACGTCGATCGCGCCGCCGGGCAGCGGGGTCGGAATCTCGACCGGGGCCGCGACGTCCGCGTACTGCAACGTGCAGGCCGCGATGCCGGGCTCGAGCTTGGCGAACTCGTTGGTGGACCACTCCGGCCCCTCGGGCTTCTCGACCTCGGGCATGACCAGCAGCACCGCGTCGGTGCCCCCGGCACCCTTGCCGATCAGGGTGTCGTCGTAGACCCATACGATCTCGTCCCCGTTCTCCTCGGCGACCGCCTTGACGGTGCCCGCAACCGAGGCCGTGCCGGCGCCGGGGCGCTGGTACTGCGTCAGCTGGACGATGCCCTGGTACTCGAAGGCACTCAGGACTCGCTGCGGGCCGAGGATGACGAACTTGCGCGGGAGCCCGAGCTGCATCGTGCGGGTTTTCGCCCCCGAGATCTGCTGCAGGAAGAAGAACGCCATTTGCCCGTTGTCGTAGGTCGCGACCGTGTCGTTGCCGTTCGAGTCCGGCGGCAGGGACACGCTGGTCGCCCCGTTGGTGTTGAGCAAGCCCTCGCCGTTCGCCGGGTTCATCCCGTAGAGCAGCGAGTTGCGCAAGAGCTGGAAATGCCCCTGGCGCATGCCCAGGCGCTGGGCCTCGACGATCGAGGTGCCCCAGTTGGCCATGGCGGCCGTGTCGTGGTGGTCGTACTCGGCGCGAACTTGCTGCAGGTACGTCGGTGTCGAGGCCATATCGGCCACGATCTGCACCGACGGCAGCTCGTTGTATGCCGCCTGGCCGGCTGCGACCTGCGTGCGCACGTCAAGGCGACGGATGTAGACCGCGAGGTCCTCCGAGCCGATCTTGACGAGCGGGTTGCCGGTAGCCAGCGTTTCGAAGGCCCCCGAGGCCTGGTTGTACTGCAGGAGCAGACCAGGCTCGACGAAGGACGGATGGGTCTGGACCCATGCGGTTGCGATGTTTGCCACGGTGTCTCCTCCTGCCTTACAGCTCGATCAGGACGGTCGAGCCGTCGTTGGTCCAGTTGGCGAAGTTGGTGCCCGAGGCGTAGCTGACGATCTTGGAGTTGCCGACGTTGACGCCGAGCACCTTGACCGGCAGCGCCGTCCCGGAGCTGTACGCGATGAGCTTCTGGTTCGTGGTGTCCCAGGCCACCTGCTGCGAGATCGCGTTGCCCTCGAGGGTGGCCGCGAACGCCGCGTCCGCCTGGACGACGATCCGCGCCTTGGAGCCCAGCTTGAAGAAGCTGATCTCCATGTTCGAACCAGCCATCGGGACCCGGCTCTGGGGCGTCTGCACCATGGCGATCGCCTGGTTGAACACCGTGAAGCCGTCGATGGCGCCGATCGAGCCGGCGCGGGTGAGTTCATAGCCCAGCTGCGGAGTCTGGCTCGCCGGGTTCGGCACGGCCGCCGCGACGGCGATGCCGCCCCACATGGGGGTCGTCTCGGACGAGGCGACGAAGCCGCCTGCGAGCTGGAAGCGGATGGCCGGATCGTCGACGAAAATGCCCTGTACCCAGCCCGTCGAGTCGACGGAGAAGGTGCCGGGGAAGTTCGTCGTCTGAACCGGATTAATGCTGATGTTCGGGGTTGCCATTGGTTAACCTCCTCTGGCTGATCCGGGTCAGACGTCCCGGTTGAACTTCGTGACCCGACGGGCCCGCTGCTTGAACGGTCCGAAGGTCGCCTCGATGGACCCGACGAATCGGGTGATCTTGCGCCCGGCCCGATCGGTCTCGCTGATGGGACGCAGGAACGGGGTGGAGGTGTCCGCCGGGTGAAGGGCCGCCTCCATCGCGTCGGCGTAGATGCGCCGCTCGGCGATGTCGAGCGCCGCCTCATCGGCGATGCGCGAGAGGTCCACGCCCTTCCAGTCGCCGGAGTGGTGCTGGAACGTGCGCGCCAGGCGCCGGCGATACTGCAGGAGCGACTCGCCATTCAGCCATCGCGGGGCGGTGTCGCCGAACGCCTGCGCCACGCGGTCCGCGCGCGCCTGCGCCTCGACGAAACGACCGCGCTCGGCCTCGGGCATCTCCCGCGGCAGGCGCCGGTGGATGTCGCGCAGCAGGCCGACCAGCTCGCTGTCCGAATCCGATCGTGCTTCACGCTTCAAGGCTTTTTCCTCCTCGTCCTCGGTCTCGGCCTCGTCCTTGCGCGTGTCCTCGGTTTCCTTGTCCTCGGCCTCGCGCTCCTCCTCCTCGAGCTTCTTCTCGCCCTCGGATTCGGCATCGTCGCGCTTCTCCTCGTCCTCGTCCTTCTCGTCCTTTTCCTCGGACTTGGACTCGGACTCGGCGTCGCCGCGCTTTTCGACCGCATCCATGCGGGCGCTCATTTCGTCCATTCGCGAGTGGAGGCTGTCCAGGTGCGTGAGCACCTTGTCCAGCTTCTCACCCTCCTTCGAATTTTCGGGGGTCGCCGCCGCGTCTTTGCGCTCCTCGGCTTCCTCGTGCTGCTCCTCGGTTGCCATAATGTCACCCCTTGAGGATTCATTCGAGACGCCGGACGGCTCGCCGCCTTTGTCCCACACGCCCGCCACACAGATCGCCAGATGGTCGAGGAGGGCGGGCTTTCCCTCGACCAGGATATGGGAACCATCGGCGAGCGCATACCGGCCGCCGGCCTCGCCCTCGCGGAACGCGACGGCGGGACTTGTCGACAGCGGCTGAGTTGCGAGCAGCTCAGCGCTGGCCATGTCGTAGATTTTCGCGATGCCCCAGACCTCCTCGGCCGGAAACACGTCCCCGTCGCCGATGAAGGGCAGCACGATCGAGCCCGCGACGCGCTCGCGGTACTCGTCAGAGTTCAGCTCTTGGCTCGGCGGATGCTCCAGGATGACCGGGAGACCGTTGCACCGCGCCACGAACTCGTCGTTGAGATAGAGCGAGGGGTCGCGCCAGACGAACTCCTTGAGCGCCTTGCGGTAGCTCGCCCCCGTGCCGGTGATCCGAAGCGCCACCAGCAGGACGTTGTGGTAGAACTGCGGGCTGGTCAGCTCGCCGGCCCGGATCGCGCGGGCAATCCCGTACTCGTCCAGGTCAAAGCGCAGGAGCGCGATCTTCGCGCCCTCGTGCAGCGTGAGCGACTCCAGCGCCTGCGCCGGCTTGACCCACCGAAACTCGTCGTGCTCGTCGTTGAGCACCGGCTCGAACGGCGCATCGACATCCACGAGGAACGTCGTAAAGTCCAGCCCCCCGCGCTCGCGCCGGGTCCAGACCTTGAGGCCGTCCGCGTCTACCGCGCGCCCGGTCTCCTCCTCGGCCTCGCGGGCCGCAGCCTGCGCCGCGCTCTCGCCGTCCTCGAGGCCGCCGCCGGGATAGGCCCATACATTCTGGTCGGCCTTGTGCCCGGGCGCCCGGTGGCAGAGCAGGACTTGCCCGTCCGGCGCGCGAAAGAGGATGCCCGCGGCGCGGGCGCGGTCACGCGCCATGATCAGTGATGGTGATGGGACCGGCTCGCCGCCGACTTCTTGGCCATCTCGTGCGCGCCATACTTCTCGCGCCCGACTTTGGCGGCGATCTTCGTCGCGTATTCCTTCGACTTGCCCTCGCCCTCGAGCTTGTGGACGAGATCGGAGAACTTCGAGTCGTCGCGCTCCTCCAGGTGACGCTCGAGCGCATCGGCCGCGCCCTCGAGCGTGTGCGCGCTGTCGTAGGCATCGCAGGCGGCAACGACCGCATCCAGGCGCGAGGTGCTGTCCACGCCCGAGATCGTGCCCTTGTTCTTCGAGGCATAGAACACGCGCTCTCCCTTGTCCTTGCCGTACTCCTTTTCCATGGCGTGCATGATCTTCTCGCCCTTCGCAGTCAGCGGCATGTCGGCATCCTCCTAGGCAGCGGCGACGCGGCGGCGCGCCTCCTTGATCCAGCGCCGACCCTTGGCGGTCAGCATGTCCTCCGGCAACTCCGAGGGCGAGTACAGGTATGTCGCGTAGCAGCGGCAGAACGGAAGCTCCGCCGGCCGCTCGATCTGGTCGGCATAGAGGTGGCCGCCGAGCTTCACGAGGCCCTCGCGCTGCGCCCAGTTCCCGCGCAGCAGGAACACCATGCCGTCGAATTGCTTGTGCCGGGGCCGGTAATCGTAGCCGGTCTCGCGCCAGTGCGAATGCCAGACCTGCGCGATGGCATCCCCGGCCTCGGCCACGATGTCGTTGATCGCCGCCGTGAGCTTGTGACCCTGGTCGACGATCACGCGGCGCTCTTCGAAGGGCAGCGACTGGAAGGCCTTCCTCAGACGCTTGTCGACGGGGCGCTTGAGTTGGCTCGGCCGGCCGCCGGCGGGGATCGCCGTCGCCCAGCCCTCGAACCGCTGCAACGTGCGCTCGATCGACTGGCGCCGGTTCAGCCGGATCAGGTTCGCCGAGGCGAGAATGCGCCGGTCCAGCTCCTGGCGCATCTGCGGGCGCAGGCGCTCGATGGTGTAGCGGGCGACGCCCGGATGGCGGCGGAACAGCGCGTCGGTCTCGACCTGCTGGCGAAACGTGCGCGAGAGCCCCTCGACCAGCCGCTCGCGCAGGAGCGACTCGGGCACGAGGGCCTCATGCATCGCCCGGCGAATCCGGTCGAGCCAGTCCTGCACGCGCTCGCGCGAGTCGTAGCCGTGCTCGAGCAGGTCGCGAACCGCCGCCGAGAGCAGCTCGTAGAACTCGCGTCGGGTCACGCCGCGCCCTTGCTCGGAAGCCGGCGCCGAATGTCCTCGAGCAGCGCCCGCGTATCCGAGCCCTCAAGCCGGGCCGATGCGCGCTGGAGCGGCGTCAGGGTATCGCCGCGGAAACTGCCGAAGCGCCGCGCGACCGTCCCCAGCTCCTTCTCCTCGTGGGTAATGGGATTGCCCTTCACGCCCCCCGGGCCACCGGGAAGCCCCGCCCCGGACTGCTCGCGGGCCTCCTCGAGCTGAGCCTGCTGCTCCTCGAGGAATTCCTTGAGGTCGGATATGTCGATCTCCAGGTCGTGCGGGAACAGCATCTTGTTGTCCGAGATGTTGTCGACCGCCCACTGGATCACCAGCAGCTTGTTGTCCAGGTCCAGCTCCGGGAGAAGCGTCTGCAGGAACGCGATCACGCCCTGCAGCTTCACGTCCTCGACCTTGATCGCCTCGGACTCGGGCTCGATCAGGAGGGAGGGCCACTGCGCCTCGAAGTTCTCGATCCATTCCGAGAGCACGTCCTCGTAGGCGCGGTCCTGGTAGTACTCGGGGTAGAGCGCCTGCATCCTCGCGTAGAAATCGGGATTCCACGCCCGGTGCATCACGATCTTATCGAAGAACTCGTAGGTCGGCTGCATCCAGTCGCGCACGCTGTCGATGTAGCGGGCGATGTTCTTCGCGTCCTCGGTTCCCTCTCCGAACCCGGAGACCATCGTCTCGTTGTCCAGGAGCTTGGCCGGCATGTCCGCCGCCGTGGCCGTGTTCTTGATGATGTTCGTGCGCGCGTAGGTGCCCGCGCCGTCCACGTTCATCATGTTAAGCGTCTCGATCTCCTCATCCACTCCGATCGAGAGCACCTGGCCGGTCTGGGCATCGCGCAGGATGGCGCGCTTGACCGCTGCGGCCGCCATCATCATTTTGTCGACCAACGAGCCCGGGGACTTCTGCTTGGCGACGAGCAGCCCCAGCTTCGTGCTGATCATGTCGTCGGCCATCATCGAGCGGATGAAGCTCTTGAGCGGGTACAGAGCCCGCTGGTATACCGAGCGGCCCACGAAGCCGAAGCCCGAGCTGGTGTAGGCGAGGTAGATCGGATCCTCGTTCATCACCACGGCGCTGCGCGTCGGGTGCACATGCGTGCCCATCACCGTGACTGCGATCGGTGCGTTGAAGTCGCGCGCGGTCGGGATCTGGGAGAGCACCAGGGAGCCGGCCGTGTTGAGCGGGTCCAGGACATTGAACGAGAGCGGGGACTTCCACAGCTCGTTCAGGTCGAGTGGCTTGTTCAGGTTCCCCTCGCTGACCGCCACCACCGAGGCGATTCCGTAGATGCGCGCGAGCCGGGCGACGTTGCGGATTTTCGCCGTGCATCGCAGCTTGTCCCACTCGCGCTCGAAGGCCTCGACCGCCTCGTCGGGCGCGCCCTGGACCGCGATCTCGCGTCGCTGGGACTGCGCGATCTGTAGCGGCGTCTCCGCCATCTTTCGCCCGAGCGGGTGGTAGAGGTAAATGACCTTGCACAGCTCGTAGCCCGCGTCCGACCCCGGCGCGATGTCGTCCGCCATGAGCAGCGAGCGCAGCGAGCCGCCAAGGGTAGAGGCGGTGATCGAGGAGGTGGCGCTGTCCGGTTCGTTCACGAGATGCGCTCCAGGGGCGAATTAGCCGGCGGCCGGTTCCGCAGCCAGATCGTGTGCGGCGGCAGCCAGATGGTGTCCAGCGACAGGTAGGCGGCGTGCGTCACGGCGAGGCGCTCGAACCAGGCGAACATCCTCAGATGGCATCCTTCCACGCTTTCCCCGCCCGGTGCAGAACCCACACCGCTCCCAGGATGAACACCAGGCCAAAGAGGTCGAGTGCACTGCAAAGCCAGAACCACCAGGGCATGTCAGAATCCCTCCGCGCCACCGATCCCGATGGCAATGCCGTAACAAAAGCAGTCGAACAGGTCGTCAGCGCCCATGTCCTTGACGCCCGGGTCGAAGGACAGTACCTGCGAGAGCATGTGGTTGCGGGCCGCGCCCTTGAACTCGCTGATCCGGTCAACGGCCGGCCGCGCGATCTTGACCTGGCCCGAGTGGACATAGCCCGAGACGTTGATCCCGCGCTCGACCTTGCCGAGCGAGGTGAGCTTGGACTCGATCGGCTGGGCCCGCCAGCCGCGCGCAGCCCATTCTTGGTTCCGCGCCGCCTGCTGGAGCAGCACGATGCCCGAGGCCTTGTCCTCGATGAACACCCCAGCCGAGCCGAGTCGAACCCGGTGCTGCCGGCACATGTGCTCGAGGCGCTCGAATACTGTCGGCAGCCATGTCTCGAGCATGGCGCCCTCGATCTGGCGCAGCTCCCAGTCGTAGAGGATGAGCGGATAGGGCAGGTGGCGCGAGTGCAGCCAGAACGCCACGCCCACGCCGTCGTGCTCGGTGCCCGTCTTGCTCGCCGTGTCCACGACCGCGTAGGCGACGTCCATGCGCTCCGGGACCTCGGCCGGCGCGCCGTCGACGAGCAGGTCGTCCTCGCTGTAGAACGCGCCCTTGAGCGCGTGGGGCCGCTGCTGATAGAGCGACTCCCACGTCCGGCGGTTCTTGCGGAAGATGGCCCAGTGACTCTCGTCGAACCACTCGGGCCAGAGGTACTCCCCGACCTCGCGGCCCAGGGGATCGTCGGTGCGCTCGCACTCGGCCGGCAGGCACAGCACCTCCCAGGTCTGCCCATCCCGGCACTCGATCAGCCCCGACTCGCCGTTCCAGGTCTCGGGCAGGATAGAGCCCGCCAGGTCGTCCTCGTCCCAGCGCGTCTGGATCAGGATGATCGAGGCGCCCGGGACCAGGCGCGTGAGAAAGTCGTCCTCGTAGGCCTCGCGAGTCGCCCGCCGCACCGTATCCGAGCTGGCCTCCTGCCGCCCGGCGACCGGGTCGTCGATGATGCCCAGGCCGCAGCGCGTGGAGGTGATCGCGCCCATCAGGCCGGCAGCGTAATAGCGCGAGCCGTTGTCCAGCTCCCACTGATCCGCTGCCCTGGAGCCCTCCTTGAGCGCGGCCCCGAATATACGCCGGTAGAGCGACGAGGCCGCGATCTGGCGTGCGCGCCGCGAGTGCCGCTCGATCGGCCGGCTGCCGTAGGAGGTTGCCAGGACCTGCAGCCCGGGTACGAGCCCCATCGCCCAGGTCGGGGCGACGACGCTGGCATAGGTGCTCTTCGCTGAGCCCGGCGGTTCGAAGATCATCAGGCGCCCGTAGGGCTTCTGGATGCATGCCTGGATGCGCTCCATCGTCAGCGCATGGTGCGCGGCGATCCCCGACTCGACGGGCTCGAATACCCAGGCCTCGGGATCGTCGCCCGCAGGCGCGCCGGGAATGATGATGGACCGCGAGAACGCGACCAAGGACTCGCGCGCCAGCCGGCGCCGGCGCAGCTCCACGCGAATGCGCTCGTCCACGCGTTCCATCGCGACGGCGCGCGCAGACTGAGCCCTGCTCATCCGCGTGTGCCTAGTGGGTCTGCTGCTCGCCGGCCATTACATCGCCGCGCCCGGACAGCGCCGCCATCAGCTCCTCGTCCGTCCATTCCTCGATCGGCTGCGAGAAGCGCACCGTGTCGTCGCGCTCGATCTTGTCCCGCTGGCCCAGGTGCTGTTTGCCAAGCCAGATCAACATCGTCGTGTTCCCACGCTTGGCCGCCTGGTACTGTTCGCGGCGCAAGCTCATCCGTCCCGAGGCGCTGTGCTTTTTACGGAAGTCCGCAAAACGCATGTGGTGTTCGCGAACGCATGCGCGCTCGAGCGTGTCCTCGGAGATTCCCAGGACGGAAACGATCTCCTCCAGCGTGCAGAAAATCTGGCAAAGGCCGGTCACGACCTTCCAGTCGATCTCGAGGCGGGGGCGGCCGCCCTTGCTCCGGGCTTTGGTTTTCCTGCCGCGACTAGCGGTCTTGCGTGTGGCCATGATCGGGGTTCTCAGTGTGTGCGCATTTTCGCTCAGCCAGCTCGCGCAGGTAGCTCAGGCGCGCCTGGACGGTAATGGCGGCCTCGAGGACGCCGGGCGAGTCCGCTCCGCCGTGGGCGCGAATCTCGGCCAGCATTGCCTCCAGCTCGCCCGCCAGGCGGCGAGCCTCCGGGGCGCTCAGCGCTGCGAGGGCCGGGCCGAAGGGTTGCGGGTGGTAGGGCGCGCGGCGCCGACCTCCGGCGACGACGGGGCGCGGGGGGCCGTGCGACGGCGCTCCACGACGCGCCCGACCTGGTAGGCGATGGGGGCGGCAAGCGCGGCCCCGACGCATAGCCCGATGATGGCACCGATCATGTCCGGTCCTCCCGCCCACGAAAAAGGGCGCCACATCGGCGCCCCTCGGGAATAGCTGTCGCAGTCTGCCTGTGAATGTACGCAAAAGTTCCCCCCGGTGTCAATCCCCTAGAGATCGCCGGTCATCAGGATGCCGTAGAGGAGGATTTGCGCGCGGTCCAGCCATTCACGATACCGCTTCCGGTCGCCCAGGCCGAGGGTGGTGGCCATGCGCTCCTGGTAGGTGTGCGCAGGCTCGCCGGTGCGCCGGGGGCGAAACCGCCAGCGCCAGCCGGCATTGGGCCGCGCCTGGAGCGCGTGCAGGCGCCGATCCCAGCGCCGTCCGCGCCAGCGCGGGCGCCAGGCCTCGGCCTCGAACACCGGGACCATCCCGAGGTATTCGGCCACGAGCACCAGGAATGCCTCGGGGTAGAGGACTCGCATCTCCGCGATGCAGCGGTCCACGCGCTCGGGAACGGGATCCACGCGCAGACGGTCACCGCGAAACGAGCGCGTCTGCTTACCGTTGGCGGTCAGCGGCCGAGGCGCCTTGGGATGGGTCGGGTTGCGCGGGCTCTCGGCGAGGGCGAGGCTTCGGATCGTCGCCTCGCTGGAGTAGGGCCGATACCCCAGGCTGGCGGCCGCGCCGCCCTGGGAGGCCCACCGCGCCCACTCGTGCATCAGGTCGGGAATTGTCCGCTGTTCCAGTTGCATCGACTCACCTCCCTTGCAAGCTGGCTCAATTCTTGTCGCCATGCCCCGATCCCTTCAGGTTTTTCTCCAGACTCGCCGTGCCGCCGGAAAACGCTTCCCAGCGGGCGAGAACGATGTCCGCATAGCGGGGCTCTAGCTCGAACGCAAAGCATCGCCGATCGCAGCTCTCGGCCGCGATGATCGAGGTCCCAGACCCGACGAACGGGTCATACCAGATCGCGCCCGGTTCGGAATTGTTGAGCATTGGGCGGCGCATGCACTCGACCGGCTTCTGCGTGGAGTGCCCGTGTCCGGAATCCTCGCGTGCGGGAATTTCCCAGACGGTGCTCTGAGTCCGGTCTCCCGTCCAGTGCCCACGGCGACGCACGCCGTAAAAACAGGGCTCATGCTGCGCGTGGTAATGGCCACGCGAGAGCGCGAAGCTGTCCTTCACCCAGATAATTTGGGCGCGAATATTAAAACCGACCACTTCCAGGCTCTCCTGGACGACGCGCGCCTTTTTATCTGCATGCCATACATACGCAACATCGCCAGGAAAGAGGGCCCAGGCCTCGCGCCAATCAGCCCGGTCATCGTTCATGACGCGGCCCATTTTTCTCGTGCGCGGTGAATCCTGAACCCGGGAACGCCATTCGGGGTCGTAATTCACCCCGTAGGGAGGGTCGGTCACCATGCCAAGAGGCACCTCATCGCCGAACAGACAGGCAACGGACGCGGCGTCCGTCGCGTCCCCCACGAGGAGCCGGTGCCTGCCCAATACCCATAGGTCCCCGTCCGATGTGCGCCTGGGGGCGTCCGTGGGAAGCTCGTCGGGATCGGTCAGACCATCGGCAGGGCCCAGCAGACGCTCCAGCTCAGAGGCGCTGAATCCGATCGTGTCCAGATCGAACGCCTCGGCATGCAAGGCCTCGATCTCCACACGAAGGAGCCCGCGGTCCCAACTCGCGTCCTCCGCCAAGCGATTGTCGGCCAGGATGTAGGCGCGGCGCTGAGCATCGGACAGGTGAGAGAGGTCTATGGTCGGGACCTGCTCGAGCCCGATGCGCTCAGCGGCGAGCACGCGGGCGTGGCCCGCGATAATGTTCCCCGCCTTGTCGACCAGGACCGGATTGGTCCATCCAAACTCGCGCATGGATCGGGCCACCCGGTCGATCTGGGCCGAGGTGTGCTTGCGTGAATTTTTCGCGTAGGGAACCAGGGCAGCGATTGGACGCATCTGGATTTCCCTCGGAAGTCGAATTTTGTTTCCCATCAGTCCAGCTCCACAGGGACGGCCGGGACCCGAACATTCCCGCGCTGGTCCAGAAAGGTCAGGCCCACGGCGAGCGCGGCCCAGAGGTCGGACTTGACCCCATACAGCGGGCCCGGCATCGCCTTGCGCCCGATCGCGCGCTCCTTCCCGGGCCCGTATCGATCAATCAGCGCCTGGCGGATGTTCGAGTCCTTTGCGCGGGCACTGTGGCAAATATGTTGCTTGACGCGATTGCGGGTGAGTCGAACGCACGGACCGCGCCATGCCTCGCGAAATCGCCCGATCCAGAAACAGGTTTCGAAAATTGTGGCGCCGACTGGCATTCCGTAGGATGCGATCATTTCGATGACGAGGTATTCGGCGTGCGAGAAAGCCCCATCCAGGATGCGCGATCGCAAATGCAGATTGTTGTCGATGCTCCACCTCTCCGGGCGTCCTTCCACGATTTGCACCCAGGCCGACCGGACATCGCCCGGGTCAATTGCGACGATTCGTCCGGGGTAAATACTGCTCTCCATGGAATCCCTCCTATGCGTCTGTTTCGTAGGTTTCCCGAGGCGGGGACATCAGCA